ATGTAATGCCATTAGGATTTGCTCTGAATGTATATACACCGTGTTGTTCTTCTAGTGGTTGACTGAATAACAAATCACCCCAGTAGAATCCTTTACTCTTGTCTGCTTTTTCTAGCCCGGGCCATATTTCTTGTATCAGACTATGCAACCCTTCACGATTCACACCACGTGCTTGGTCATATTGCACAAACATTTCAGGACTGTACACATTACGACCTGTTCCGTCTTTCTTGTTGAACATATGTTTGTCCATAATACTGAACTTACCGTTAGTACCACGACCAAATATCAATGCAGGATAGCCGTCCCATTTAATTGTTACGGTTGCAGGGTTTTTAACAGTATCAACTGTAGCTTGAATAGCACGATTGCCACCCATTGATCCATCCAAAAAGATTAAATCTTCAGGGTGGTCTAAGTGGCCCTTCGCTTCCGTGATTACGTCTATGCTATCAAGCTTTTGTTTTAACGATGCTAATGATTCTGATAAGTTCATAATTACCATTTCTTAAATGGTTTATATTTTCTACTCTCTGTAGTTACAGTTGCACCTGCGGGTGCAGGAGCAGGTGAAGTGGTAGGCTTAGGAGGTGGAGTAAATTCTGTTTTAGGTTTTTCAGAAGGAACTCCTGCTGGAGCCTTTTGGCCAGTAAGTTCTTTTACAAACGCGGCATAAGCTGCCGGGTCAACTTTTTGCAACTTTTGAAGTGCGTTCTTAGCTACAGTAATTAACTGATTAGCATTTTGATTAGCACTCCCTGTTTGTGCAGTTGGTGGTGCACCAACATTACCTGTAGCTGTGTTTGCTGTTGTAGTAGCAGTTGTAGGGCTTGATGAAGGTGTAGTTTCTCCTGGAGTAGTGCTTGTAGCGGCACTAGTGTTTCCTGCCATTCTAGCTAACGGGCCACCACCTGAATCAGTTGAGGCTGCGGGTGCTGGAGTAGAAGCTGCCGCACCCATTGCTCCTGGGGTACCTTTGTTACTATATGACAATGAGAATGCCGCATTAGCTAATTGATTTAGTGCGGCCTTGCCCTTGTCTTTCTTGTACGATTGCTGAATAGCATTGATATACTGGTCTACTTGCGATGCCGTTTTAGGGTCAGATAAATCTACACCCTTCATATATTGAGCTAACCAACGCTTGAACCAACTTTGAATGCTTTCGGCTTCAGCTTCATACATCATGCTTTCAAAGATTTTGTTTAGCTTGTAGTACTTGGTCTCAACAATCTTGAACTTAGAACCTTTTGATTCTTTAAGAACAGTAAGACCCAAATCACCCCATGTTAAATCAACTGCTTCTAATAGCTTGTTGATCCAATACATCTGCCATGACTCAGCCATTGTTTGGCCTGATTTAAGTTTAGCAAGTGCGGCGTTTGCAAAGTTAGGATCAGTTCCACCTTTCTTGATTACTTGCTGAACAGTAGCAACAGCGTTGCCCCACTCAGGGTAATCTTTGCGGTCAGCCATGTAATTAACTAATTCTTTAGTCAATTGAATCTTTTGATTTTTGTCTGTTGCAGTGTTCAATGCTTTTGCGGCACCTTGAACGTAATTGTTTAAGTTCTGATTAGTCTCACGCTGTCCACGAGCTTGGGCACTTGCTTGCTGTGCAGAAGTCATTCCGGGCTTAGTAGGAGCGGGTGTTCCTGCCGGGGAAGGTACTGGGGGAGGACTGCCCTCTGGATCAGTTCCTCCCGGTGCCGGCGTCGGACTAGGTGTAGGACTAGGTGTAGGACTAGGTGTAGGTGTTTTACCAACCTCTGGATCAAGTGTTGGCTCTTTTGGTTCAGGTGCTGCCGCGCCACCTAAGTTAGGATCAACTAAGCCACTAGAAACTGCACTGTCTAGTGCAGTAGAAGCACGTCCAATAAAGTCTTGTAGAAACTTGTCTTTTGCCATTTTATCTTTGACAGATAAATTGCCTTCTCCGCGACCTAATAGTCTGTTTCCTATTTGCTTGGCTGCAGCCGCACCATAATCACCTATAACTTGATTTAGTGCGAGTTCATCTACACGTTGTTTATGTTTTATTTTGAATTCATTTAATTTCACGATTTCTTCCTTAATGACTTAGAAAAACGAGCCTGGTCTCTGCTTTTAATGGCACTTAGTAGCTTGCGTTCTAGGAGTTGAGCCTGCTCTTGGTCATAGTTCTTGTTAATCATTTCTAATAGATTAATAGCACTAGTGATAATGTTATGGGCTCGGCTCTCAATAATGTGATTAGTATCACGGTTATTGCCAATAGCTTCTAATTCCTCTAATAGGCTGCGAGTTTGTTTTTGCATGATAACTATCCTAATAGTATTTAGTCTTTTAAGATAATTATTTACTTAAGTCATTGAGCATAGCTTTAAGCTTAGAACCACGAACGTCTGCTACGACTTTCTTGGCTACAGGCTCTATTATTTCCCCTGTAGCTTGGTCTATGATAGGATCCATAGTATGTGAGATTACTGATTGTGCTTTAATTCTGCTCATAATGTCGTTTGCCGCCGGCTTAGGGGCATATTTTGCTTGTTGGTCTGCATATCCATCAGGATCTTCGTCTGTAATACGCATGGTTTCAATGTTATACTCTAAGTCAATTTTTTGACCTACGCCCGTTGAACTACGAGATTTCATACACTGAATCTGATATTTACCACGTTCACGCATACTACGACTTGTGAAGATACCAAACACGTTATCTGCTGTATTAATCTTTGAAATACCACCTGCAATGTGACTGTGGTCAAATTCAATTTCATCAACTGCTGTACGATTCAACTGTGACGCTGTAACTAGCAATACACCTAGTTCTTTTGCTAAGTTACGCAATTCTTCTGCTACGTACTTGTCTTTAATAAACTGATCGTTAGGACTTACTTTAATTGATACCGGCATCACTAAGTCAAGATAGTCAACCATTACAAAGTCAACTTTGATACCTGTTTGAATTTGTACTTCTTTTAAGTAACTACGAATGTCGTTAACGTTACTTTGTGCAGGCATACCCTTAACACGATATTGTCCTGACTTCTTGCCTGTAATTTTAACCTTTAACGCAGTGTCATCAATAGCTTTACGAATCTCTTTAGTACTCATGCTAGTCAACATAGCATCAGTACGCAAAGATGTTAGTTCTTCTGAAAGTTCAAGTGAGATATAGACTCCACTCATACCCTGTTGTAGCCAGTTCAATGCCATATTCATCATAACTAATGACTTACCTGAACCCGAGCCACCTGCAAAGATATTTAATTCACCACGACTAAAACCACCATAGAGTAACTTGTCCATCTGTGGCCAGCCTGTGCTGACTTGACCACCTGCATTGAAGTATTTGTTAATACGTGCAGCCGGGTCAGCAAAGTAATCTGTACCCATGTCACGTTGTAGACTGATTTGTACCGCGTCTTTGATTAGTTTTTCAACAGGATCAAAATCACCCTTCTCAAGCAAATCAGCCGCAGTTAGAATCGCACGTTCTAGTTCTTGTCTACGTGTAAATCCTTCAAACTCATCCAAAAACCATTCATAGTGACCTTCTGTCAATTCAGGGATAGGTTCTAACTTAACGCCTGTCGTGGCTTCAAGCATCTGTGTGTCAGGGATTGTGCTATACTTCTCAGTGCTTTCTTTGAATGCTTCTACCACAGACCGCAATGACTTGTCAAAGTTTGCTGGATTAATGATGTTTGCTACACGGGTGTATAGTTCAGCATTGGTCAACATCATTCGTATAAAATATTTTTGTACTTCTACCGTATATTCTATTTGCTTCTTAGAATCCTTTTTGTTTGCCAATTTTCTTCCTTTGTATTTCTAGTTTTATTTTACTATTAGTCGCACTTTGTAAGATACTTAGTAGCGTCGGTAGTCTACCATACTTTTTGATAGCATCATTAACGTCCTTGATACCAGCTTCCCAATCAGGTAAGCTTACTTGATATCCCAATTCTAGTGCCTTATCACATAATTTTAAACCAGTCGCATCACGATCCGGTACTACAATTATTTGTCTGTTCAGGGTGCTCAACAATATTGCTTGTTCTGGGCTAATATCATCATGCATTAATGCAACACCGTCTACACTTAATGCATCAAATATTCCTTCAGTAACTAAACACACACTCCAGTCTTCTCTTTGTGCATCTATGTTAAACACATACCCTTGCTGTTGTACGTTGATATACTTTGGTAGTTTGTCATCTAAGAATCTACTAGTATAACCTACTATATTACCTTTAAAATAGTAAGGGATAATGATTCTATGTTCTCTCCTAGAGACAGGATTACCTGTACCAATCGGCGTAACTTTAAAGGGATAGCTGTTATAATGAATACCCCGACGTTCTAGATATTCAATATATCTAAAATGTCTAGCATCATCTAAATTTAAATCTTCACAGTCATCAGGTAACTGTTTAATTTCAAAATTAACATTCACTCGTACTGCAGGCTTTGTAAAATCTAAAAAGTCTTTTTGTTGTAGACTTTCTAAGTTCCAACGTAGTATGTCTTTTTCGTCAATGCCACACCAGCTTAGTAACTGACGTACTTTATATCCAATAGATTTACCTAACGTGAAACCACACTTGAAGTTACAGTTGAAGCAATGATAAGACCAGTTGTTGCCGTCTATGTGTATGCCACCTCGCATTCTAGCATCAGGGCGATGTCCTTGATGATGGCAACAAATTCCGTTAAAAGATACCCAACCACCGTGGGTTCTTCGTTTCTTACCGGGAATTATAGAGAGAATATCAAACATGCTTGACAATTATAGCATGTTCTGTTGAGATAATCAACAATTCAGGATAATTATCTTGCCAATATATTAGTGACTATACCTGCATTACTTACAAACTGCATTCTGATATATGGATGATATCCTCTAACCACATAGCCCTTTGTTTCAGTAACATTTGCCAAATCTACATCAGCGATGATCGGATACCAATCTCCATTAACAATCGTAGAACCTTCAATGATTACGTTTCCGTAATAGTCAGTATATTCTGCTTGTAGAGATATTATGGGATTGTCGTTTGTTGAGACTACACTAGTGTAATAGGTGTAACCTGCATTAGAGTTTGGTGCAAGCTCTGATATATTAGGGAATGATTGACCGGACGGTATAGACACACTCTCGGATGGAAGGAATGATGGTAAGACAGAATTAACAATATTAATGTCACCTCTTGCTCCAGCATTCTGATCCACGAATACCGGAAAGTCAAATTCGCCTACTGGAATTTCTAAAGAGTAATAACACTTTTGAGGGTCAATGTCTTCAAGTTCTGCAGGCCCTAAAATAAGTGCAGAAATTCCAGTTGCTGGCAGTTGCAATGTTAGTGCTTTTCTAATTAACACTTCACCGCCTGTATAGTTAATAATTCTGCATGTGATTTCTTTTCCTGTGATATCCACAGGTTTTTGTTCTTGGTTCAAGAACTGGAATTGAATCATATTATCAACCCCTTTGTGTAGGGTTAGTGGTTTAGCGTAGACTGGCATATATCTCCTTGGTGAATACCCGGATAGTAGCACAACAATTTGGCGCTGAGTATAGA